GCACCTGGTCCACGTTTGTCTACCCTGCTATACTATGAAAGTATAAGACAAGATACAGTAAAGGCAGAGGTAATCTTTGACGATACTGGTGGTGCTGTGGATGATAAGTCAACCATTGAAGGTTTACCCCTAATTGGAACAGAACAAGTTAACCTTACGTTTGAAGATAACAAAGAGAATAAAATTAAGTTACAACTCTATGTTAATAAGGTTACACCAATAACTCAAGATACTAGAAAGATTAGAGTCAAATTAGATTTGGTATCAGAAGAATACATATTGAATGAAGAAACGAGACTCAATACTCGTTTTGATGGTAGAATATCAGACCATGTTACTAAAATATTAAAGTCACTCAAGACCAAAAAGAAACTTGATATTGAGAGTTCAAGTAATAATTTTAACTTTATTGGCAATAATAGAAAACCATACTATACTTTGAACTGGTTATCGAGGTCAGCAATTTCGGAAAAGGATGCACAAAAAGGTTCTTCTGCAGGATTCTTTTTCTTTGAAACCTCTGATGGATTCAAGTTCAAATCTATCGATGGTCTTTTTGCACAAGAAAAGAAAAAGTCATACATCTATAATGAAACTATGGGAGAAGTTCCATCTGGATATGATGGAAAAATTCTTTCACAACAAATAGATAACAACATCAATGTGCAACAGAAATTTCAAATGGGTGCATATAGCACCAGGTTAGTTGTCTTTGATCCTTTCAACTGTGTTTATGAGGTGATAAATCAATCAGCAGATGATACAAAGAGTGGAGCAAGACTTGCTGGTAAAGATTTGCCCAAGTTTAATTCTAAATTTAAATCGGATTTTACACGAACAACTTACATGTTGACTGATAAAGGAACTCTTCCTACAGGCAATTCTCAACAGCAAGTATCAAAGTCAACGGAACAAAACTTTGAAACACAACAAATTTTGAACCAGTCAATCCGTAGATACAATCAAATTTTTTCTGCAGTTCAAACAATAACAATCCCAGGAGACTTTAGTTTACATGCTGGAGATGCTATATTTGTGGATAGTCCTGAACTAAACCCACAAAAAGATGATAAAATTAATCGGGAGTATGGAGGTCTATATATTATAGCTGACCTATGTCATTACATCTCTCAAAAAGAAACCTATACAAAATTGAATCTTGTCAGAGATTCTTTCGGTAGGAAAGGTAATCACACTACTAATATTCAACCATGAGCGAAAAATCTATTCAACAACATATTAACGATGACAAGGATCTTTTAGAGAATCCTACACTCTCCCCACAGATGCGTCGTCACACCGAGGATGAACTGGATCATCTGGAGAAATATCAAGCAGCACATCCGGACGATGACCATGATCCAACTGCATTTGAAATGTACTGTGACGAAAACCCAGAAGCAGACGAATGCAGGATTTATGAGGACTGATGGAAGGAGGAGCACTATTTAATCCAGGATTTATAGGAGGAGATTTTCTTTGGTGGATCGGTCAGGTCGCTGATAAATCGACTTGGCAAGAAAATCAGAAGGATAGTAAGCATCAAAGCTCTAGTGAAATCCCCGGATGGGGATACAGATATAAAGTAAGAATCATTGGTATTCATGACCAAGGTGAAGGTTCATTGGAATCTGAACAACTGCCTTGGGCACAGGTCATGTATCCTGTAACTTCTGGTGGTGGACAAGGAAAATCATACCAATCACCTGCTATTCAGCAAGGCATGTTTGTGTTTGGATTCTTCCTGGATGGGCAAGACCAACAAGTCCCTGTCATTATGGGAGTTCTTGGTGCAAATCCTCAAGTTCCAAAGTCAACTCTTACTGGAATAACTGGAGGTCAAAACTTTACCGCACAGAGTGGCAACGCAGATAAGGTTGCTGATGATGACTTATTGACTGAAAGACCTGCTGGTAGAACTCTAACTGGGCAACCCACTGGTGGTGATAATCCAAATAATCCACCAACAGATAACGTTTCTCCAACAAAAGAAAGTCCTGCTGCTCCTCATCAAGAGACAATGGCAGACAAGAGAAAGGATGCGGTGTTGAAAAAGAAGCACCCCCTATTTTGTCCTGACCCACAAAAACAGAGTCCTTTAAAAGGAATTCAAACAGTCATAGAAGATTTGCAAGAGAAGATAAGGAAACTTCAGGAGGGTATTGAAGGATATGCAAGAGCTATCAGGTCCGATATTAATATTGTCAATAGTCTGATAAATCAAATCAATGAGATTGATGCTCTGATTAGAGATGCCTCTTGTGAAATTGCAAAGTTCTTGAGAACTTTAATTGGTTTGGTTCAGGACTTTGTAACTGACTTGTTCACTGAAGTTCTACAACCACTATTCAAAATTTCTCCGCCAACAATTAGAATTGAAATTCTTGATAAGTTAGTGAAGGGACTAGAATTGATTGAATGTTTATTTAATGCAATAGGTCTTAAACTATGTGACTCTGCTGAAAGATCTATCAAAGGTTCTTTTGCAAGGAGAGCATCAGGCAGACCAGCACCAGCATCAGTTCAACCATTCTTAACTGATCAATATGCAGACATTCCTTGGTTCCCTAGTGATGGTGACAATGATACCTATAACCCAACACCAATCTGCTATGTTGAGGAATTGGTTGGTGAAATTTTAGGGGAAAACATAAATGATATTATCAATACATTTGACTCTGCTACATTGCCAGTCGTGAAAGATATTGAAACTGCTTTGAATAATGTTGGAGGTCCAGGAACATCAGCAGCTGGTTCATCAGGCACCAGACCTAGAGACCCTCTGCTGCCAACTATTCCAAACCTTCCTGCGATACCTAGTTTTGATCCTTTGGGTGCTCTTGGAGGAGCAGGATTCGATATTGCTTCTGCACTTGGATTCTTGAGTGCAATTTCTGGTATCTTTAGTTGTGATATCTCTATACTATGTTCGCCTAATAGTTACCACACCTTACAGGATGGTGGAAATGGCAAACCAAGTAGTGATGAACCTAGTAATGTCTCTGTTGCAAAGACAGCACAGAGGACTGCAGAGTCTCAAGAACCTGCAACCACATCATCTGCGAGTTATGACACGCCATGAATATAGTTCCTCCATCAACAGACCTAATAAAAGTAGGATATATCAGTAAGACTGGGGGTTACATGCCTGGTCTTACAATTGAGGATGCGAATGAGCATGAGAAATCATATCCAGGCACGACATATATTTTTGTGGATGCTGATGCAAATATTAGATATTTAAAAATAGATCAAGTCAGACAGTTGACCACTGCTAGTTTGCAAAGAACTCCCATTTGTGATATTGGTCCAAAACCTTGTGGTCCACCATCAATTGAGTTTATTGGTGGTGGTGGAATTGGAGCAAAAGCGAACCCAATTGTAGATGTAAATGGAAATTTAGTTGCCGTTGATATTGTTGATGGTGGATATGGATATAGAACTGTGCCAAAGGTGCAAGCCACAGACCCCTGTGACAATGGTAGTGGCGCTGTTTTAAGACCAAGAATAGAAAATGGTCGAGTTGTAGATGTAATTGTTCTTGACAGTGGTAGGGGTTACTTACCACCAGCACAAACGGTCCCACAATATCCAGCTAGAATTTGTATAAAAGAGATACTTGTCACAAATCCAGGTTTGAATTATAATTGTGGTGTGGATGAATTAGTTGTTACTCCAGATAATGGTATACAATTAACATATAACTGTGATTCTTTTGGTAGAATAAGGTCTGTCAATGTTGTTTCTAGAGGTTGCTATTCTGAATTGCCCTCTATCACAATGAGAAGTAACACGGGTGTCAATGCATCCTTTGTTCCTCTCTTTGAGGTCACTCGTGACCCAGAAGTATCTGAAGAGATTCCATCAACAGGTGTTGTTCAGGTATTTGATTTGGTTGGACTAACTCTCCAAGGATATGTTGACGGAACAGAATACTATGGAAACGTAGCATTTGAAGATGGAATCAAATATGCGGGCACCAGAAATACTGGTGTAAGAGTCTATGAGACAAGAGCACAAAGCATTGGTGCAGCACCAGTAGAGTCAAGAGTTCTTCCCGATACTGATGTGACTGATACGTTTGTCACACCAACGGTAGATACAACTCCTACTACTACCACCACTACCACTGTTACGCAAGCGGCACCACCACCTCCAACACCCGTAGCACCACCTCCACCACCTCCAGCAGCACCTCCTCCACCTCCTCCTCCACCGCCACCACCGCCGCCAGTGGCACCTCCACCACCACCTCCATCATATGGTGGTTACTAATAAATATTAGGACAATCCCTTAAGTTATGGCAGAAAAGAGAAATTTTTGGACGCAAGTTATGAGTGCCATGAATGGCGCTCTAATTTTTGGTGGGTTGAGTCCAAAGGGTGATGTCACATCAAGCGTTGAATTAAAAGGCATTGATGGTAGACACTTTCTTGATATGACTGAAGATGGTGTCCGCAAAGGGTGGACAACCATCAATGCTCCTGGAGCATTTCAGGTAAACTGTGGTGAAGATTTAGATAAAAAACAAGATGGTGTTTTTATCAACGCAGAAAATGGTGATGTAATTCTTCGAGCAAGAAACGGAAAGATTCGTATAGAAGGTCTAGACGTAGAAATATCTGCCATTGGAGCAGGTAGAGAGGGATTCGCAGCCATTCATGCAAATGAAGATATTAAGGTTACTGGTAAGAACATAACTATAAACCCTAGAAACTCACTCAAGTTAGTGACTAGTGGTATACTTACTTTAGAGGGTAGATTAGGAATTCAAATTCTAGGGTCTATGGTCAATGGTGCATCAAGTGCAACAAATGCAAGAAAAAAACCAGGACAAATAAAATAAGGAGGCAATATGTCATTTCAATTTGATGAAACACATGTTTATGACGGACAGCATCTTGTCTGTCCAGAGAATAAAGTTCCTATTGCATTGGGAGTTGCTCTAACAAAAATTAAGGGTTCTCAATATGTACAAGGACCTTCTTTGTTTGGTGCTGACAAGAAGTTTCCAACTCCATATGCAACGGTGATGATACACCACCAGCTCATAGTGGACTACCTACGTTGGTTCCTGGTGCAAGTGCATATGGTCCTCCTAGTAATCCATTTTCATTGGCAGTCACTGGTTCATCTGCTTTTCTTGGTCCTGTTGAAACGAGTGCCCATGTAATCGTTGGTGGTGGTTTGGGTGCTCAAGGTGATATCATGTCCAATTGTGGAGTTCATGTTCTCTCTGCTAAAAAGAATTTTGATATTCCTCACCCAACAAAAGAAGGTTGGAGACTTCGCCATACCTGCCCAGAAGGACCATCAAATGATGTATACTTCAGAGGTAGAATTGTTAACAAAAATAAAATTTATCTACCAGATTATTGGAAAGAACTTGTTGACCCAACCACAATTACAGTTAGTTTGACGCCAATTGGTTCTCACCAAGATGTAATCGTAAAAAGAATTGGTGAGAACATTGTCCATCTACAATCAAATGGTGGGTTACCAATCAAATGTTTCTTCCACATCTATGGAACTAGAGCAGATGGAGAAAGACTCATCCCAGAATATGAGGGAGAGTCACCTGCAGACTACCCCGGAAATAATGATGAATATTCTATTTCTGGATATCACTACGACGTTAAGGAGAAATAATCATGGCAGAAGATCTATCATTTATACCAGAATTTGATAATGGTAATTGTAAAGATGTAGGTATCAGTGGACTACCTTCAACAAAATATGATTACATTCTCAAAGCAACTAATGGTGGTAAAAATTATCCAAGCACAGGAAGTGTAGGAGATTTCACTACGTCTATTTGTAGACCATATCTTCACTACAATGTGAACATGGGTAATCTCAAGTTAGATGAGGACATCAAAACTGTTGTTAATATTAATGCCATAGGAAACGTTACTGTGGCAGGGACAGGTAGATTTGGTGGCACAATAACTGCACCTACTTTTATTGGCAATCTTCAAGGAGTTGCTAGTGGAAATAAAGTATCATTTGACATCAAACATCCTAAAGAGAAAGGGAAAAGAATCCGTCACATTGTTGCTGAAGGACCAGAACCAGGAATTTATGTTAGAGGAAAACTGAAGGACTCAAACGTAATTGAGTTGCCGGAATACTGGAATGGATTAGTTGACCCAGAAACAATCACCGTAACTCTTACACAGATTGGATATTCTCAAGACCTTATCGTTGATAAGATTGAGTGGGGTCAAAAAGTGCATATTAGATCTGGTAGTGGAGCAAATATCAATTGCTTTTATGAAGTATGGGCTGCTCGCTGGTTAGATAGAGATAATCATGATGATAAATTGCACGTAGTTTATGAAGGAGAGTCTTATGATGACTATCCGGGAAATAATGATGTCTTTTGGAAGTTAAATGAAACTCAACCACAATTTAGTGTTAGTGGAGGATTCTGATGACATATAGTGTTATTGCGGGAATTACCAGTGACCTGAGTGCACTGCAAGATCAAAACGCTGAACTACCTACGTTCAGAACCCAAGCAACCACAATTGCAGATGAATATGAGAAACCTGCAGAGGAAATTGATAAACTTGCAATAGCACGATTTGATGAAATCATTGTAGAACAAAATAATTTAATAGCAATTAGTGGTAATACTGGACTAGGTTCTGATTGTTACTCTGCAGATACAAGTTATTTCACCACCCACTATGGTTCCATGGTGACTGGTATCGGAACAACAACTGGAGACAATACGGCAATTATAGGTATTGGATCGACACAAGTAGTTGCAACCGCTTCTCTTGCTCTGGATACTTTGACCGTATTTAGATATCCAAAAGTTGAGGATGGAACTCTTGATACATCAACTGATAATCCATTTGTTGGTGAGGGAGCTGTCAATCTAACAAATAGTAATGCTGGCATAGGGAAGACCACAATCTACACACAGAGAGCAGGAGCAGCAACGACAATTTTTGCGTTGGTTGGTGTATGTCACGCTGGTTCAGCCACCAGTATCAGCAATGGTGTGTCTGCATATAATACTTTATCAAGCGGGATAAGCACATTTATTGATCCTGTTAATTTAATCAAAGAAGAAAAAACACAGAACAGATTAATTGCCTGGTCATTGGGTAGAAAAATTGCCACTAATACAGTTGGTATTACTTCTGCAGAGAACGTCATAGACGAACTGGAAGACCCATCACTTGGAGGTCCTTACTAGGGTTGACACCCACCTCTTTCCGTCGTATAATATGGGGGTAATCAAGCAAAACACATGCAAGAAGAAGACTTCCTTTCACGTTGCGTCGTTGATCCTGTGGCACGCAAGTTCTATCTGTACTCTGAACAAGGTGATGAGAAGGTTGTGGAGTGTGAAACCGTAGATCAGTTCATGTCCGTGCTTGAGTTGGTTCGAGACAGTTGCAACGAAGACATCCTAGCGTATGCTGACCCTGTGTAAGGGAAAATCGACTTTTAATTCCAAAAAAAGGGGGAAAAAAATCCCGGCAAAATTTTGACCCCTTTACTTTTTTGCTCCTTTAGCAATCTGGTGAATGCACCGAACTCATAATTCGGCTGAGGTGAGTTCGATCCTCACAAGGAGCACCTTATGCGAGTGTGGCGGAATCGGTAGACGCATCGGACTTAAAATCCGTCGAACATTGTGTTCATGGGGGTTCAAGTCCCCCCACTCGCACTAAATAATCGAAAAAACAGAATATTATGAAATATCAGATAACAACCGCATATTGCTGGTATAGTCGAAAAAAGACTATTGTGCTAATGTATTTCATAAACAACATTCCATTCACTTTTGATGAATTGCCGCATCATGCACTTCATACCACTGAAGTGGTAGAGGCAGCAAATGGAGAAAGAGAGTTTGAACCAGAAGACCTATATAAAGCGTCTATGTATTTGATTGCAGAGGAGTGCCATCCGATGCTTTTTGAGTTAGAATTAGAAAATCCAGAATTACTCCCTATAGATTAAAATATGAAAATAGCGATTGGTTACAAAGGGTTCTTTCTCTATAAAAGAGTCCTTTCTGAAGGTTTGACTGAAGAAACAATATCCTTTGCAGAAGAAATCTTAAAAAATCACCAAGAGATGCTACATGGTGATTTAGGTGATGCTGACATTGACTACTATTTCAGCACATATAATGCAAATGAGCGATTAGACGAATTATACGTAAAAACACTAAATCCCAAAGCATATTCATATATTCCATCTCAATTTTTTAGGCATCCATCAACTTGGGTGGTGCAATTGAATCATTACAAAAATTTGATTGCTTTGATTAGAGAGAGTAAAGTTGATTATGACCTGTATATCTTCACTAGACCTGATATCAAAATTTTGAAGAAATTTAGTGATTTGGACATTGACCTAGAAAAGTTCAATTCCGTCATACAGCACCCATCTACTCCAGTTCATCCTCCACAGAATTGTGATGATAATTACTGGATTTTCCCAAAAGAATATTTGGACAAATTTGAAGAATGTATTGACATATTGCTGGCAAACGGCAAAATGACTCATGAGATAAATCATGAGCTGGTAAAGAAGGATGTTCCCATAAATTACATTTCAGAGTATAATAGTGATTTGGAACTTGGACACGATGTATTCATTATATGCAGATGACTAAACTTGTTATTTTTGACCTAGACGGTGTTCTGATTGATAGTAAAGATTATCACTACGAAGCACTAAATCAAGCACTTGGAGCAGAATATGCCATTAGTAGAGAAGAACACGTTACTACCTATGATGGTCTTCCTACTAAAGCAAAGTTAGAGTTACTGACTAAAAACAAGGGTCTTCCAGTAGACCAATATGATACTATTTGGAGAGACAAGCAAGAAGCAACTCTCAAAATTTTTAGTGAGTGTGTTGCAAAAGATTATGAGTTGATGGGGTACTTCCAACAACTTGTTGATGCTGGTTATAAGATTGCTGTGGCATCCAATAGTATTCGTAATACTGTAAAGATTATTCTTTTGCGTTTAGGTCTGCTTGAGTTTGTTGATGTTTATGTTTCTAATGAGGATGTGGTTCGTAACAAACCATTCCCTGCAATGTACTGGAAATGCATGACTACATTGGGTGCTATTCCTAATGATACTGTTATTATAGAGGATAGTCACATTGGAAGGCAGGGAGCACTTGATAGTAAAGCACACCTTATTCCTGTAGAGAATCGTAAGGATTTGAATCAGAGTAAAATTGATCGCATTAAAAAAATCCTCAACGGACAGAAGAAGAAAGTTGCATGGGAAAGTAAAACTATGAACGTATTGATTCCTATGGCAGGACGTGGAAGTCGTTTTGCTTCACAGGGATATACCTTCCCCAAACCTTTGATTGAGGTCAAGGGTAAACCGATGATTCAAGTGGTTGTTGAAAATCTGAACATTAAAGCAAATTACACTTTCATTGTTCAGAAAGAGCACTATGAGCAGTATAATTTAAACTATCTTCTTCCTCTTGTTGCACCTGGTTGCAATATCGTCCAGGTAGAGGGAATTACTGAAGGTGCTGCTTGCACTACTCTGCTTGCAAAAGAATTTATTGATAACGATGAACCCCTTGTAATGGCAAACTCTGACCAGTTTGTTGAATGGGATTCAAATGAAACTCTATATGCATTCCAGAATGGAGATTGTGATGGAGGTATTTTAACTTTTCCTGCAACTCATCCCAAATGGTCCTATGCAAAACTTGATGATGATGGATATGTGGCAGAGGTTGCTGAAAAGAAACCTATTTCAGAACATGCTACTGTAGGAATCTATTATTGGAAGAAAGGTTCTGATTACGTCAAGTATGCAGAACAGATGATTGAAAAGGATATCAGAACTAATAATGAGTTCTATGTTTGTCCTGTGTTCAATGAGGCAATTGGTGATGGAAAGAAAGTACGAATCAAAGAGATTGAGAGAGATGGTATGTGGGGTATCGGAACTCCAGAAGATTTGAACTACTTCCTAGAGCACTACGAAAAATGAAAATAATTTCTCATAGAGGTAATCTTAATGGTAGGATACCAACACAAGAAAATAATCCATCATATATAAAAGAGTCATTGAAGTCTGGATTTGACGTTGAGATTGATTTATGGTTATGGAATGATGGGTTATACCTAGGTCATGACGAACCACAATATCAAACAAGTTTGGATTTCTTGAAGAATGAAAACTTGTGGGTTCATGCAAAGAGCTTGGAAACAGTTGAATTTTTGTATAAACAACCTCAAATTCATTGGTTTTGGCATGAAACAGATAAGATGACTTTGACTAGTCGTGGGTATATCTGGTGTTTTCCTGGATACTCCTGCAAAGATTGTATTATTGTTGATAAAGAAAACCGTATGCCGTCTAATCTAGATAATATATGGGGAGTCTGCACAGACAATCCTTTTGAGTGGATACATAGTTATTGACACTCAATGCTTTTTACTTTATAATGTTATTTTGCCTCTAAAGCATTGTGGTGATGCAGCGTTCTTGTAAAGCGCAGAGTTCAGTTCAATTCTGAATAGAGGCTTATGGAGGAGTTTATGAAGATTAACCTGTGGTATTCAAAGGGTATGCAACAATGGCGGTGGACTCTTTGCCAAGAAACAAAAGCAGGAATTTCTTCAAGTCAACACTCTGGACAACAACCCGATTTACGAGAAGCAATGAATGATGTTGCTGCTACAGTCGAGTACATTTTGCAAGACGACTAATTAATATATGATAAATAATCCATAACAGAACTTATAGTGCAAATAAGATGGGTCTTTCCAGATTAGAGAATTTTCTTAAGAATACTCGTGGTAATATTCTGTATGTAAGTCCTAATGATCTGGATTCTACAGATAGCGTCGAGAATAAAGGTAATTCATTAACACGTCCCTTCAAAACTATCCAAAGAGCCTTAATTGAGGCTGCTAGATTCTCATATCAGAGAGGATTAGATAATGATAGATTTGGACAAACCACAATCCTGCTCTATCCAGGTGAGCACATTGTTGATAATAGACCTGGATTTATCCCTGTAGGTACAGATAGTTACAAACTTCGTGATGGATCAACGAGTAATGACTTGCCAGCCTGGGATTTAGATACAAACTATGATTTAACTAACCCTAATAATGCTCTATTCAAGATGAATAGTGTTCATGGGGGAGTTATTGTCCCTCGTGGTACTTCTCTTGTAGGTCTTGATTTGAGAAAGACCACAATTCGTCCAAAATATGTTCCAAACCCAGATAATGATAATATTGAAAGATCTGCTATATTCAGAGTAACTGGTGCTTGCTATTTCTGGCAATTCACCTTGTTTGATGCAGACCCAAATGGTATTGTATACAAAGACTATACCACCAACACTTTTGTTCCAAACTTCTCTCACCATAAACTTACTTGTTTTGAATATGCTGATGGCGTTAACAATGTAAACATCAATGATGCTTTCTTACAGCATTCTGTGAATAGAACTGACCTTGACATGTATTATGAAAAGGTTGGTTTAGTATATGGAACAGCAAGTGGAAGAGAAATTCAACCTGACTTCCCATCCTCTGGAATTGATATTCAACCAAAAATTGATGAATATCGTATCGTTGGTTCCACAGGACAGACTGTTGGTATTTCTAGTATCAAAGCAGGTGATGGATCAACTTCGACCTCTGTTATCACTGTAACAACAGAATCCGCTGTTACTGGACTTGATGTTGATACTCCATTTAGAGTCAAGGGTGTCGGATCGTCTGGTTATGACGGACAGTTTGTTGTTTCTGAAAAAGTAGACGCTACTAATATTAAGTATGAAGTTCAAAATGCTCCTGGTAATGCATTACCATCAGTAACTGGAGCAAATCTTACACTTCAATCTGATACTGTTACCTCTGCATCACCATATATCTTTAATATCTCTTTGAGATCTGTCTTTGGTACTTGTGGACTTCATGCAGATGGTAGTAAAGCAACTGGATTTAAGTCACTTGTTGTAGCTCAATTCACTGGAATCAGTCTTCAGAAGGATGATAGTGCGTTTGTAAAGTATAATTCAACAACAGGAGTATATGAGGATAGCACTGTCTCTGGCAATGAAACTTTAAGCACAGATTCAAGATCGGTATATAAAACCAGTCATAAAACTTTCCATATTAAGAGTTCAAATAACGCTGTTATTCAGGCAGTTTCTATCTTTGCTATTGGATATGCAGAGCACTTTGTGGCAGAGTCCGGTGCTGACATGTCCATCACCAACTCTAACTCTAACTTTGGATCACATGCTCTTGTATCCAGAGGGTTTAGACCAGATGCTTTCAGTCAAGATGATCAGGGATATATCACCCACATCATTCCACCAAAGGAAGTTCCGATTACTGAAAACGCAATTGAATTCAATGCGATTGACGTAGCAAAAACTGTTGGTGTTGCATCAACCGCACATCTTTATCTCTACAATCAAACAAACCCAGACGTTCCACCAGAGAACGTACTGGAAGGTTTCAGAGTTGGTGCAAGAACAAATGATCAACTGCATGTTTTAGTTCCTTCTAACGGAACTCCTACTGAATTCAAGTCACGTATTGTGATGCCGAATTCTCAATCTAGTTCGGAGAAGAAATTTACTGTAGGACAGAGTGCAGCAGGAATCAATAGTATTACCAGTAGCACTTTAACATTGACGACTGCTCATACTTTTAGAAACGCAGAGTCTGTAAGAGTAATCAGTGACACAGGAAGTTTACCTGACGGATTAGATGCAAATACTGTTTACTTTGTAATTACTGATGAAAACACACCATCTGGTATCAGTACAAACGTTGATATTCAACTCGCTAAAACTGAAACTGATGCAAAAAATGCTTCAGAACTAGAAATCAACGATCTTGGTGGTAGATTATCAATCGTAAGTAGAGTTTCTGATAAAAATTCCGGTGATGTTGGACACCCAATTCAATTTGATGGTGGACAAAATCAGTGGTACGTCAACGTTGCAGCTGCTACCACAGAAAATCAAATCTTCCAAGATGTTGTCACTGGACTTGGAACGACTGCATTAGGAGATGCTACTCCTAGAACATATATTAAGAGAAAGCTTGATTCAAGAAATGCTGTTGATACGGTGTATCGAGCAAGATATGTTATTCCTTCTCAACTTGGCGGTGCAATTGCTAGACCTCCAAGTGATGCATTTGTTTTACAGGAATCAAACACTACGCTTCCAGGAACCACTGCAGAGATTGAAAGATATTTTGGCACCTCTGCAGAGTTGACAAATGTTAACCAATTAAGAAACCCAAGATTCATTGCTGGTGCAGATTGGTCAGCCAGCACTGCGAATATTGATACAGAGTTACCTCACGATTTGACTATTGGTGCAAAAGTTGAAATTATTAATGTCGTCAGTTCTGCAAATACCACAGGAACTGGGGCTACTGGTTTCAATGGAATATTCACTGTATCTGGTATTAGCAGCGCAAAACAATTCTCTGTTGGACTTACCACCAATCCAGGAACTTTCCAAAATGATACTCTGACAAGAGATGTTAATTTACCTCACTTCAAGAGAAAAAATTACGAGACAAATTATATCATCCAAAATGCACAGGAAGTTCAAAAACTTATCAGTGGTCAGCAAGATGGTGTTTACTACTTAACTCTGATTAATGCATCAAATAACCCAAGCATATCTCCGTTCACTGATAGATCATTTGCACAACCTGTAACAAACCTATATCCACAAAGAGATAAGGATACTCCTGCATCCGACCCAGATTCAACCAAATCATTTGCTGTTACTGATCCAATCGGTAATGTTGTTGTCAATGATGTCAAGAAGAGTATTACAAAAGAGACAATTGACAAATTTGTCATGGACACTGATGTTGGTGTCGGTCTCACAGAAGTCGTAACCTCTGTCGGAGGAACAGTACATACAATTCACAGCAGTATTGACCATGGATTCAATGGTGTAACTAGAGTTAGTATTGCAAGTAGTGGAGCAGATTATGGCACTGGTTCTAATGCCACATATTATAATGCAAAACTTGTTAGTATTGGTAGTTCAACAACTGGACTTCATGCTACTGCAAAAGTTGATGTAGCTGATAGTGGTGGAATCACTGCAATTACCATCATGGATGGTGGTAGTGCATATGGTGTTGGTAACACGATGCATGTCGTTGGTATTGCAACTACAGGAAATGCTCACGTTCCTGCAGTTGTTAATGTCACTGCAATCAACACTAATGTTGGAGATGTAGTTAAGATTTCTGGTGTTACTTCAGAAGCTTATGCTCCATATAACACTGTTTATAGATTAACAGGGGTGGAAGTTGGTGCTGCCAAGAGTTTTGTTGTGCAATCTGACCCAATATCTGGAGTAAGCACGACTGGGATAGGAATTACCGTATTGACAAGTGCTTCAGCATACCTGACTGGTAAAGAACTAAAAATTAACACACTTACATTTGATCCAACTTCTGGAATTGCAACTGTAACCACTGCAGATAATCATGGTTTAAGAGTTAATAATAAAGTTAAGATTGTTACTGGACTTACAACAATCACTACATTCAATGGAGACTTTGTTATCCAAGAGAACATTAACCAAACCAGGTTTAGTGTTCTGGTTGGATCTGGTGCAACAACCAGAACATCGGTAGAATCTGACTCTATGTTCGTTCTGCGTAGAGGATATGCATCTAATGATGGTATTCCTACAGAAGGTAATGAGAGTCTCAATGGCAGAATGGTCGTACAATATGCCGGAATAACCACAACCCTTTCATCTGGTGTTTCTGATGCGACCACCCAGAATATCTCCTTAACAGGAGTTGCAAATCTTGGATTGAAGATTGGTGATTATCTGTCAATTGATGATGAAGTCGTAAGAATTAAAAACACTCCTGCAAATCCTGCTACTAATCCCATTGTAGTATTCCGTGCTGCTCTTGGAACTAGAGCAGTTCCTCATGATAATGGGTCTGTTGTTCGTAAAGTTAAACCATTCCCAATTGAATTGAGAAGACACTCTATCAACAGAGCATCTGGTCATACATTTGAATATGTTGGATTTGGTCCTGGTAACTATTCAACTGCTCTACCTGACAGACAGGATCGTAGCAGAAGTGCTGCTGAAGAATTATTATCACAGACAGTTAAAGAGTCTGGTGGTGTTAACTTCTTCACTGGTATGAATGATCAGGGTATCTCTTACTCTGGTAACAAGAAGTTGAGTAGTGTTACTGGTCAGGAAGAAATCTTTGACAGTCCAGTTAGAACCACAACTGGCGAAGATATTTCTGCACAGAAGTCAATTAACCTTGTTAATGCGACTGATGGTATTATCACAAACTCTCTCCGTGTTGATGGTGGTGCTGAAGGTAAGTCAACATCAGAATTTACTGGTCCGGTAATCTTTACCAACAAGGTTACATCCACTTCTGCAAAAGGTATTGAGGCAACATCTGTATTCATTCAGGGTGATGCTACTGTTTCACGTAAGCACACTGTCGGTATTTCTACACCTGTAAACGCAGGAACTCCTGGTGATATCACATACTTTGAAAATCCGGATCAAGGAAAATATGTTGGTTGGGTTTACACCACAGATAACAACTGGAAGAGATTTGGTAACATAAGTCTTTCTAAAGACTTTGATCAGTATCTATTTGATCAGGTTGGAATTGCAACCACATCTTTCGGAGATTCTACTTTACAAGTTGGTTCTGGAACAAGTCTGTTCGCTGTTGATAATGATGGTGTTGGTATTGGAACCACAGCAAATGGTAAGAAACTTCGTGTAATTGGTGATACTGAAATCACCGGAAACATGAACGTTGGGGTTATTACTGCGACATTCTTACATGGTGATGGAAATAATCTAACCAACCTCAATGCAGAGGCAACAGGTTGGAAGAATGCACAGACTGGACTTGGAACTGGTATTTACAACAGTTCGTTCAGTGATGGAACTCCAGGTGACGCAAATGTTGGTGTGGGAACCAGCGTTCCTAACTTTAACTTACATATAGGTCATCCTGGACTTGGTAGAACTTCACTTGTTGTTGAAACCACCTCTATATTCAACGGAGGAATTGGTGCAACTGACATATCTGTTAGTGGAATCATCACAGCAGATAACTTCCGACTAAACAACTCTACTAGCGGTCATATTAACGCTGGTATTGTTACGACAGGAACTTTGGTTGTTGGTACAGCAGTTTCTACATCAGGTTCAAATGTTGGATTTGGAACTGACTCTCCAAGAGGAAAAGTTGATATTGAAGGAAGACTACGACTGAAGACTTATAATGAGGCAGTTGAAGCAGTCACAAGTTCTTCTAACAATGCAACAATTGATTTGTCGGTCGCACAAAACTTTACTATCACTACAACTGAAAACATCACTCAATTTACTCTTACAAATACACCTGATAACGTAACAACGTTCACGATTAAAATCCTTCAAGGAACTACCGGTCGCTCTGTTGGTATAGATACATTTAAGAACTCCGGTGGTGATACCATTCCAGTTTACTGGCCAGGTGGAGTTGTACCCACAGTTACAGTGGGTGCTGGTAAATCTGACATCTATTCATTCAAATCCTTTGATGGATGTAGTTCACTTTATGGCGTAGTTGGAGGACAGAACTTCGGATGAGTTTTAATCAGCAATGGAGAGAAACTCCTACTAACTTATTTTTAAACGGACCAAATCTATCTTTCTCATCAGATCCAAGTAGTCTTACTTTGAATGATGCTGCGAGCGGAACTTTTGTTGGAGTTGCCACTGCAACATTTCCCACTGGTTCTAGTCCTAGTGCAGAAGTTGATGGTACTATTACATTTCAGTGGTATCGTAAATTAGATAGTGAATCATCTTTTAGTGCTTTAGGTGCAGGTTCTACATTTTATTCTGGAGAAACCAGTTCTACTCTAACAATATCTTATGCATTAAGTCCTGACCAACATAATAGTGAGTACTATCTTGAGGCACAATATACTCCCGCTGGTCTTGGAGTCACAGAAAAAAGTGCTGGAGATGTAATTCAAGAACCAATTACATCAGGAATTGCCACTTTATCAATTAATCCTAGTCTCTCTATTGTAACTCAACCATCAGACCAAACAGCAGTTATTAATAAAGAGGCTACATTTAGAGTCACTCCTGGATTGACTGATACTACACAAGGTGGTGTGACATATCAATGGAGTTTGAATGGAAGTCCTGTTTCTGATGGAACTGTACAAACAACAACAACTCTTGCTAGAACAACATCAAAAGTCACAACATCAGGAAAATCTGATATAACCATCCCTGATAATGCTACTGATGTTCAAATAGAATTATCTGGTGGTAGGGGATCAAGTGGAAATAATGCTGATGGTGGAACTGGTGGAACTGGAGCACTTGGAAGAAGAGGAACATTTTCTCTTCCAGATGGAGGTAGAGAGTTAGAATTATACATTGGAGGTAAAGGAAGTGTCCGATCTGGGGGAGGATCTGGTAACGGACAAGCAATAACTCATGGAGGTGATGGTGGAGCAGGAGCAAACAGTGGTGCGAATGCAGGAGGCGGAGGATCTGCTTCCTATGTTTATGATGCAACTTTAGGAGATTATATTCTTGTTGCTGCTGGTGGAGGAGGTGGAGGTGGAGCTTCCATCAGAAGAAATGGTGGTAATGGTAGTAATGGTGGTGCTTTTAGTAGCACTAGTGACATCAATCTTCAATCAGCTAGTGGTATAAACGGTGGCAATGCTTCCGATGGTGGAGGGGGAGGCGGAGGAGGTCGCGGTGTTTCTCCTGGATCAGGTGGAAGTGCTGGCACCAACAATCCACCACCACCACCGCCGCCACCACCGCC